GTGCGGGTGGTGTCGTTTGGCCCCTTGATCTGGATTGAAAGTTTCTTTTCCAGGTTGGCCCGCCTGGAATAGACATTACGGACATTTAGTTTAAGGTGGTCCGCTAAAGCCTGCGCCCCAACCTTCCTGAAAAGGTCAATAAATTCCTCGTCCGAACATGCGGCCTTTGTCATACAAAGCCCTTTCGGTTGTTAATCCGTTTTTCGCCACTCTTTGAATGTGATATGCAGGCGCAACGCCAAGAGGAAAACGCCGCCGATTAGAAGAATGGCTTGCAGAGTTGGCTCAAGGTATTGCCACCACATCGGGCTTGATATGGCACCGCTTCCCAAAGAAACATCCGTGGCTGTTTTGTGCTGTTCAATAAACTGCTCCACCCTAATCACGCCCCCCGCCCCCCACTCGCGGCCTGATCCCAAATCTGTCTCGGGAAGGGACGCCCGGCGAAATAGCACCCGTCCTTAAAGAGCAAAACCATGACACTTTCAGCGGTTCCATAGGTTCCGTTGTTAAAGGTAATCATGCCTGTTGCCTTGGGGACGCTTTCCCCCAGAACATCGGCTAAAGCCTGGGTGAGAACCTTGGTCATGCTCTCTGTATAAACGTCCACATTCCCCCTCGGGTCTGCGTGAATATGCTCCAAGGCCCGGTCTATGTCGGAATCACTCACCCCGGTTATGGGCTGTTCGTCCATGAGTTTTGCCCGCATGATTTCCTTCATAACCGCCTCTCGGGCTATGCGGTCGTTTTCAATGTCCTGTCGGGCTTGTGCCGCAACATCCTCGATCCTCTCACACTCCGCAGAAGCAGAAAGCGGACACAAAAAAACCACCGCAAAAAGGGTGGCAAGCAAAACTCTCATGTGATGTTCCTTTTATGCAGCGTATTCCGTAACGGTGAGCGTGGTCGCCATAACGCCACCAAACCTTCTGGCCGATGCGTTCCCGTTAAGCGCAACTTGAGTTGTATCACTCCCCCCATATCTGACTTTAAAGGTGGTGGCGCTTGTCGTTCCGGCTGTCATTTCGTAATCGAACGCCAACGGGTAAACCTCGTTCCCGCCGTTTATGTAACGCGCCCCACAAGTAAGGGCGCTGGCTGTGGAATCCTGAAACAGTCCCATAATGACAGCCTTGGACGCTGACCCAGACACAAAGGCAAATACCCTGATATGTAATTTGTTGTTGCTGTTTTTGGGCGTGATGGAAACCGTCAGGGCTTCCTTGCCCTCCGTGTTTTGCGGGATGGTGTCGTCATAAGGGATAGCTGTATTACTTGTATCGAAGGTGGTTAGTGTAGATCGTTGGCGCTGGACAACCGAAGCCCCCCACTCAGGAGCCGTTGCCCCCGTGTTCATTCTCAATCCCTGGTTGGCCGTTCCCTTCGCCAGCCGCACATAATCCGTGCCGTCATAATAGAGAACGTCACCTTGGGCATCCGACCCCATGGCGATCTTCGCCCCGGTCACAGCGTTATCGTCGATCTGTGCCGTATCAACCGTGTTTAATGCAGCAAGTGATCCCGTATCGGCGGAATCGATCCCCGTTCCCGGCAGGGAAACCATTTGGAAGTTTGTCCCGTCATAAACGCAAACCACAGCCTGCCCGGATTCAATATCCCCGGATTCAATATCCTGATCGTTGTATTTCTTGATCGTTTTTGCACCCAATGAATTGACGTTGAGCGTCGAGGCCCCCGTCGAGGCGTTCCCTGCGGTGAAAATAACCACCTGTCGCGCCGTGTATGCCGACGGGGCGGGGGTTAGGGTCACAGCGTAGGTATCGGCTGTCCCGGAATCAGCCGCCGCCACGAGCGATCCGTCCTGCACCTGCCCCGCTGCTGCGTATTCGGTCAGGGCGGAACCATCAGCAACCCCGGTATGTTTGAAGTTCCCCATGGGCATGTTGGCCGTTGGGGTGGTCTGCCCGTCCTTTGTGATGCATGTAGAGAGGCCGGTGGCGAAGCCGTCCATTTCATCATCCATCTTTGAAGATCGGATTTTGACTGAGTTAGCCGCATCAGTGGCCCAATTGTAGAGCCTGTTGAATGTGCCTGATCCGTTAAAGGCCATCGGTTTTCCTTATTAAAAATCCCCGCTTCTTAATGGCGGGGTTGTTCCTGTTTTTTTCTTGTCGTTTTTTCATTAAAAAAGCCCCGGAAAGGGGCTATGGTCGCGCCATGCTTTTAATCTGGCGTATATACAAGACAGTGAGTCTTGTGCTTGTCCTGTTGGCTATTTTGTTCGCTATCTTAAAGCGGGGGTAACACCGCGCCCTTGAAGGGCATTGACCAGCATCTGCCTTTCAAAGTCCTCATCCCCGATACGGCCTCCTTGGAATAACTCGTTGCCGAAGGCTCTTGCCTTTGGTGCATCGACATTACCAAGTAAACTCTTCGCCAACCCCGCGCCCTTGCCTGCGTAATACGCCGCCTCACCCACCAAACGCGGAGAAGACGCAGCTAATGCCGGAAGTGCCCAGGGACTTACAAAGCCTGAGCCCACACCCACGCCCAGCCCGAGGGCTGACGGCGCAAGTGAGACGCCTTGTATTCCCCTTGGCGCGGGGCTGCTTAAAGCCTGCCCTGCGAGTTTCTCTCTTATATTTGGCGCACCGGATTCCGCTAAAACATCAACCTGCTTCACGCGGTTTCCATAATTTGTGTTGGCATTGTTCCGCATGACGGATTGCAGTTTTCTCAACGCCTGATCCGTAGAGGCTTTACGGCCCCCAGACAATGATCGTTCAATTTCACGAATTTGAGTCGCCGCCGTTTCGTAATCCTTCATCACCTTTGCATATTCCGGGGCTTGCTTGGTGACTTCATTCTTAATCGCCGCGTAAACCTGGTCTGCAACCATGCGCCCCTGGCTCTTGGTCATGGGGTCGTAACCCGTCCCTATATCGCCAATTTTCTGCTTGAGGGCGTCCAGACCTTCCGGGGTGTGAAATTCAGCCGGATCGAGCAATTTCCATTCATCAAAGACCTTGCGAATTTCATCTACAGCGCCCGCCGCATTTGGCCTAATCTGCTGGCCTTTATATGTTCCGACATTGGCAATTTTCTCAAAAGCCGCATCGATAGGCCCAAAGTCTATAACCGTTTTGTCGGCGGCCACCCCCGCCATACCCTCCCGATAAGCGGCGTTTTTCTGTTGCTTCATTTGAGCTAATGCCGTGTGAAGATCGGTTACGGCGTCTTCCATATCTGCCGCGCCACGGAGATTGCCCTGAAAATCAGCGGCCTTTTCTCCCCCCTCTGCACCAGCAGCAGCAGCCCGCTTAATTGGCTCTCCTCCTGTCCCTGTTGCCGCGCCGAGAACATGGGCAGCCCCGGCCCCAAGATACTTACCGCCCTTGCCTGCTGTCCTCCCGGCTATAACAAGTGGGTCTATGGCCTTCCCTGTTGACTGCATCGCTTGGCCGGTTTTTTCAACTGCCATTCCCGTAGGGCCAACCTTTGGCGGAATGAATCCTGTCCTGCCAGCCTTTGCAACCATGCCAGGGGCTTTAGCCGCCAACATTCCACCGCCCGTCAGAACGGCGCTGGCATCGGCCAACATACCCACCGGGTCATTGGCGAGGGTGTTTTTAATGCCCTCGATGGAGCCGTAACGGTCCATGAAGAATTGCCCCACCGCGTCAGCCATTTGTTCATCTGCCTGCTCACCGGGGATTAGCTTTTGGATAATTCCCAAGCCAAGCTGTCCGAGGGTCTTGGCGGTGTCAATGGGATGGATAATAGGCTGAACAATATCCTCACCGAATTGCACAGCACTTGAACCGAAATTACCCGCCGCCCCAGAGAAGGCTTCTCCCCATGACATAGAATCAGAAACCCCGCCTTCGGGGGCGGGGCTGTCAATCAATCCTCTGGTGCGAGCTTCGTTAAGGATTTCCTGTTTGTCGGGGGGTAAAATGCCTCGCCTTTCGGCCTCAAGCATTGCCTCTAACTTCTTCATAAATCACCCCACATGTTATCGTTCTTTCGTGGTAAAAGTCCCTGCCTTGCACACCACCCTTGGTCATATTCGGGGAAGATTCCCCGTTCCCGCGCCTCAAACAGATACGGAAGAATTGACCTGTCCAGCTTGCCTAAGCATTCAGCGCCGAGAATTACATAGGTTCTCGGGTCGTCTTCCGGCTTCTCGGGTGGCGGAGAGGCAGCCAAGGTCAAAAGGACAGGCGTTATCTTCAATAATGGCGTCATTGAATAACATTCAGAATTTCATCATCGGTCATTTTTTTGACGCTACCATTCCCCGGCTGTCCTGTGCCAGTGGTTTGGGGTTGGGGTTTTTCAGGAACACCGCTAAGGGAATACTGGTTGCCGAATATCTTTTCATAGTTGGTAACGATATTCTGGCTGTGGCCTAAGCGCCGGTCAATCATCTCCAAGGCATCGCCCCAGACCGCCATACGCTCAGGGTGGCTTAATTCCGCGCTGCCTTCCAATGCGCGGAGAACCTCACCTTCTCGCTGGGTGAACTGCGCCCCGAGAGATGCGCGCAGTTTGGAAGCCCACTGCTTGCCGACAAGAGTCTCCATAAGATTGGTTGCGTGTGCGCCCTCTTTCCCAAAACCAGGCAGATAATCTGCACCAGGAATATTACGAGAGGCCCAAGTGCGTTCGTTCGCTGTTGGCCCCTCAAAGGCTGTAGGACTCAACTCCATCGCCTTCACCAAAGATGCGCGTGCCTCTTCGAAACCCGGCATCTTGTCAACGTGAGTCGCATAAAGCTGCTCCTGTCTCGCGGTGGGGCGCTGCGTTCCCTGCACCATCTCTGGTCCCGCTGAAATGACTGGAGAAGTGGGTTGCGGCTGTTGTGGTGCCTCTTGTCCCCCCCCCGCCTCTATCGGGGGTGGCGCACCCTGTGGGGCGGGTTGCTGTGGCCGAATTTGTGCCGGAATTTTCATAAACCCTTGCGGCGTGTTGACATATCTCGGCTCTGAAAGGTATTTAACCGCGCTTTCGTAGCGTGGGTCGGATGGGCCGTTGTTGTATGCATCCCACATATTGCCCTCGACAGAGTTACCGAAGTCAGGTCTTTCCTCCTGAAGTTGGGCGCTGGGGTCAACCCTGGAAGCATCATCTGTATATATCAGATAACCCGCTGCGTTTTTCGCCGTGGGACGTTTTTGCGGCTTCTGAGGCGGAAATGCCTTATTCTGCTGCTGAAACAGATACAATTCCTTCTGCCGTTCCGTGTCCTGCTTGCCCTGCAATGCCTTCACAATTATTGCGATTGCCCCTTCATAATCCCCCGAAGCCGCAAGGCTATGGCCGTATTCAATCATGGGATCGCCCGGCACCGGGTTAGCATCCGACATAGCCCCGTTATCCGCCATTTGGTTGCCGCCCAAACGCTCCACAAGGCCCGCATATTTGGACCGTGCCGCCTCCGTCTGTTCGCGCTGCTTGTTCTCGTATTTCTCCTGTGCCTTGTTCGAGACAAAGGCCGAGGCAATATCTCCTACCGCCGAGTTAATACCCTCCCCGACATTCCTGATCTGGCCGTTGCCTGAACGCAATGCTTCGGCAAGCCGTGAAAGCTGGTCATTCGCCATCTGCTTTTGCATGTCGGGGCTGAGAACAACCGGGGGGGCTTCCTGTTGAATAATTGCCATTAGCCTCTCGCCCCATAATAAGCGCCCGCAGCTTTGCCGCCCGCTGCAAGAACATTACCAAACAAGGCAGACTTCCTTGCGTTGGCGTCATTGGCGAACTGAGCATCAAGCCCATAAGCCCCCGCCGCATCCACCGGCTGGACATTCACTTGCGGATTAGCCCCGAAGTTCGGCACCTGCGTCTGGAATCCCCCAAGCAATGCCGTAACCTCATTCAAGGGCTGGCCCCTCTCAAGAAGCCTCTCGTTGATCCCCTGCGAGCGTGCGGCCTGCCCCAACCCGAACAGGCGGGATTGTTCCTGTCCGCCCGCCGCCAGGGCCCCCAACGAAAGATCATTAAAGGCGTTGTTTCTCTCCTGGTTGAAGTTTCCTAACTCCCGCCCGAAGGCTTCACTCCCCCGCGAAAAACCCTGGTTCGCAAGCTGCGCCTCTAATTCCTTCCGCCGCTGGTCGTAAAGAGGATTCACGCGATCCGCAGCACGATTGAAATAAGCCTCCGTCACCCTGTCCCTGTCGGCAGAAAAATCATCCACCCCCGGTGCCTTGGGCAACCCCTTGAGGGTAAACTGGTCCTGGGGCACAAACCGCGCCAGATTTTCAGCCCTGATTCCCAAGGTTTCGGCAATACGGTTTTGCGCGTCAAACTGCCGTTGCCCCGAAGCGGAAAGCGACGTGGTGCGGGTGCGGTTAGGTGAACCAATATCACCCGAATACGTCACCGACCCAAAGGGGTTGTATTCGTTTATTTGGTTGAGTTTGGCGGTTTCCTGCGCTGCCTTAATGTTGGCTTCCGCCCCGGCATTAATCGCCCTTGACGGATCAAACTCTGTCTTGCTGGTGCCGAGAAGGTCTGAAAAGAATCCCATTATATCCCTGTTCCTGTTTCAAACCGCATATCCACAGAGTGAAACTCTACTGTCTGGTTTTTGGTTGCCGTCTTTAGATGGAGTGAGCCGTTACGCCCAACACCCGATACGCTCTGCCACTCCGCAACCGGGGTAATCCCCGGTGCCCAATAATCAACGTCCCATGTGGCCGTATCCCACTCCGCGCCTGTTTGCGCGGTGGAGGAAATAGCCGACGTTGCGCCCCTGTCTGAAAAATCCGTGTCCAACCCAATGGAGACCGGCAACCCGCCATCTGCCGAAAATACCGGCCTTGCCATGGTGTATCGCTTGAGCGATTGCCCCCCGTGGTATTTAAAGGCCGTTCTTATGTCACCGTTGATATTCGCCCCGGCGTCGCTGGTTCCTGTATCGGCCTTGTAAACAACCCCACTCCAGCCGAAATAAAGGTTGTCGCTGAAAGTTGACCAGCACCGCGCGTCCATACCTGAAAACAGGCACCACGCCCCGGTGGTGGTGTTAATCACATGCTGCTCATATTGAGAATTGCCCTTTGGCACGTTAACGAGCGCCATCGACCCATTGGGGTAATGGATAGGCTGCCAGCCGAAGGTTGAAGAATTAAGCCTTGCCGCCTCCCTCACCGCGCCGGAAATCTTGTCGCTAATTCCCTCGTCGGTCCTCCCCGAAGGCAACTCCCTTGAAAGGGGTTTGTAGCCGTCCTTGGTAATAACGATCAGATCAGAGCCGACATTCAACAAACACCTTCGGCCAATCGGTGCGCCGATATTAAAGACACCCACTTTGGCAAAGGTTGAGGCCGAGGCAGGATCGGTGCCGGAATAAATAACCACTTCCCCGGTGGACATGACGAACACGGCCATATCATCGGGACCGGCCCCACCGTCACGGGTCCATGTTCCCATTGCCATCAACTCACCACCGCGAGAGACAATCGGGCCTAAATCAAATTCAGTTGCACCCCCGGCAACAGCTCCCGTGCCGAGATACCAGAATGACGCCGTGTTCTTCTCGATAAAAAATAACCTTGACCCGAAAACCATGGGCGCAATCAGGTTGGCCGATGTAACCCCGGTGATCGAGGGGGTTGACCACGTTGTGCCGTTATAGTTCCTGACCGAATCGGCCCCGTTGCAGGCAACCAGGTAATCCCCGCCCCCGGCGGTAAACATGACATGCTGGAACTGGGCGCTTGTCAGGCTTGAAACAACAGCCGCCCCCACCGCCCCGCTTGAGGAAACATCATAGATATTGGCCCCTGCCGCCGCGAACAACTCCGAGGCCGTCCCCGATTCATATTCCATCAGGGACTCAACATTTGACCCCAACCCGGTAGCGTATGATTCATACCCCTTGCGGAGTTTGACCGACGACGTTGAGGGAAAATAGTTCTCAAGCGTAATCGCCTCGTTTTCCACCATGTCTGAAATCTGGTCGCGGGCGTTCCACCCCCCGATAGGTGCGGGGGAGGTATCCTGTCCAATTGCCATTTAACCCAGCACCCAACTTGTCGCGGACTCATCCCATACATATCCGGCACCGGGATTAGGCGTGGGAGGATCCCAATCGCCCTCAGTCTCGTTCAATACCCATGAGGGATATTTCTTCGGTGGGATAAAACCATTTCTTGCGCGGTCAAACTGATAACCAATACCGGCGAAGTTCTTGCGGAACGGTGTCTTACCCTGAGCGTGGACATTGCGGCGCGTGTTGAAGCTGGTCTGCGCCCATTTCGTATCGTTGTCATAGAGGTTTTTCAGATACGCGACCCCCGTCGCCTCATCGGGAGCATCGCCGTCATGAACGACAATAACCTGAACAACAATATCGCTCGCGTCGAGTTGTGCAAAATGCGCCATTAGAACGTGATACTCCCTGATCCTGTCCACTCGTAAATACGATAACCACCTGAAACAGTGTAAGTCGGTGAACCTGTCGTGCTGTCGGCTGGGGCGTAAGTGTCGGCGTATCGGATAATCACGACGCCCGAACCGCCTGCCGCGCCGTTCCCGCCCGTACCGTCCGTGGGGTGACCGAAGCCACCGCCGCCACCGCCTGTATTTGCTGTTCCAGCAACCTGGTCGTCATTTGTGCCGCCAGCACCGCCACCGCCTGAACCCCCAACACCGCCTGTGGTCGAACCACCGCCTGAGTAACCACGGCCACCACCGCCTCCTCCTCCACGGGTGACAGATGAACCGTTAATCGAGGATGCAGAACCGGCACCGCCAGCCCCGCCGTCTGTTGAGGTTGCAGCCCCACCGACAGCACCCGCACCACCACCACCGCCCGCAGCCTGGGAGGCATTATGACCAGCACCACCCGCATTGCCTTGGCCTGATGGAGTGGCTGCGCCAGCGGCGGAATTATAAGAACCGCCACCACCGGAACCGCCAGCCGTGCCAGCCGTGCTAGGCGTAGCACCACCACCGCCTCCGGTAGAGGTAACAGAATCAAAAACCGAATTGGAACCGTTTGAGCCGTTGTTATCGCCTGTGCCACCAGCACCGCCACCGCCTACAGTCACGGTTAAGGGTGTGCTGTCTGCAACCGATAAGCCTGTAGCAGTTTTGTAACCTCCTGCGCCACCGCCACCACCGCCCGGAGATGAACCACTAAGCGCACCGCCACCAGCACCACCAGCCACCACAAGGTATTCAACCTCAGAAGGGGCGACTAGCGCACCGCCATAGCGGTAAGGATTAAGTATAACCCCCATTATGTCTTGTAACCGATTAGGTAAACTTTCAGGCCCGCACCAGCAACCGTCGAGCCGATCTGGTCTATATCAACCGTAATCTCCGCATCGTCAGCTAGGGACGCGTCGGAAATCACCGCCGGAGTTGCCGCCGTGGTGGAAGTTTTCTCAGAGGCATCAATAGTCAGCTTGGTGGAGAGGATTGTTACACCGCCCTCGTTAATATCCACCGTCAATGTCGCGCCCGTTGGGGCCGTGGTTGCGGAACACCGAACCGCCGTCAGCGTGAAGGCGTAGGGCATACGGAATGTTGCCTTGGCCGTTCCTGTAGTCAGGGCTGTAGTTTCGTCTGAACAGGCAATTGAGATGTGTTCTGTGGGGGCCGTTGATCCCGTCCTAGTGGCGTTGTCCGCATCGTAAGCCTGGACCGTAACCCCTATATCGGCGTCAACAACAATTGTGGCGTCGTAAGCTTGGACATCAGTTCCAATGACAAGCCCGAGCGTGGTTCTTTGTGCCGCCGCACTCGCATCATCCAGCAATGCAGCACCCGCCGCCGTAATCGTATAGGTGGAATCCTTGAGGGTCTTTCCACCCGTTCCGTCAAACAGGGCAATAGCCGAATCCGTGGCACTCGCGGGGCCGGAAACGTCACCCGAACCCGCCAGATCGGAAAGCAAAACCTTTTTCAAGGTGGAGGCGGAATCGTCATAAGTCATAACGTAATCCGCACCCGAATCCGGCGACCCGTCAGCCGTCAAACTGCTTATATCAACGGCCAGCGTGCCGGTTGTGGAGATTGTGCCACCCGACAGCCCCGTTCCTGCCGTAACGCCCGCCACCGCGCCGCTAACGCCGCCAGAGAAGGTCGCTACGCCCGTAACAGCCAAAGTGCCGGTGGACTTAACTCCTGTCGTCGAAACCTGTAATGCAGAAGCCGTCCCCTCCCCGTCCTCCACATCTCTCAGGGTTGTATCAATACCGGCATTGGAATTGGAAACCTGCACTAAATCCTTATAGCTGTTTCCGGGCTTCTGCCCTGTAAGCGCGGTCAAACCAAATCCTCCCAATTATCGTTCGTCCAGTCCGCCCATGTATTGAGTGTCACCGTCGCGACATCCTGCACCCCGTCATTCTTTGGTGACGCCATCCCCAAGGTTGGGGCAGAACCAGACCTCCCCAACGCCTTATCAACCCTTTTTTGGTATGCCCTCTCGTCGGGTTCCCATTCAAAGCCCTTGCGCTTCAACCAACGCCAGATAATGCCGTCCGCCATAAGGCTTTCAGAGATTTTCCCGGTATCGTCATCCGCCGTCCATGCGGTTTGCCCAACCGAACCAGATGATTGGCACCACTGGTCCGAGATATATTCAAAGGCCACCGTCTCCACACTCGTCGGTGTTGGCGTGATGATGATGTTCCCGCCCTGGATACGAAACCGCCCGAAGGGGTAATTGGTTCCTGACGCCTGGTCCGCCTGGTATCCCTGCGGAGAAAGCGGCCCTCCCACCGGACGTCTTGTGGTGCGGTTCCAGATCGTGTCATTCAGCATCCGGTCGTAATCAGAGGCCACCGTGGACAGCGCGTATGACGCCGTTCCGTTGGCGGTGCTGAATGTCTCCTCGGTGATTAATTCCTGCCATGGACCACGCTCTGCCAGTTCCGCGCCTTCCTTGTTGGCAAGGCCCAGCAGCGTTCTCACGGTCTGGTCGGTTGAGTCGATAATGGCGGTAGGACGCGCAACGCCTATTTCGTCGGCTACGTCCTGCAACATGGAAAGAAGCGTCATGCGGCTTTCTTTTTCCCTTTCTTTTCGACCTTGGCGGCGAGTTCGGCCACCTGGGATTTCAACATTTCGATTTCGTCTTTTTGCCGTTCGTTCTCGGCGGCCAGCTTTTCAAGTCCGGCGTTTCCGTTGGCCGCTTCCAATGCCGCCTTCGCCTTGGCAACAAGCTCCCTTGCCCCCATGCCGACGTTCTGGATTCCGGTATCGGAAAGCGCCGCCAAAGCCTCGACGGTGGGGATGTTCATGTGCTTGAGTTCGGCAATTTGCGACTTGGAAAGCGCTGGCCACTGCTCGATAGGCCAGCCCTCGACGGCAATTTCCTCGTTCTTCTCGTAAAACTCCCACTCACGGGGCCAGCGTTGCTTGTCGCTGTCCTTGATGGGGCGAATCACCTCATCCCGCGATCCCGCCGTCATGATCTTGACGAAGGGCTTGTCCACATAAACAGGGTGGCCTTCTTCTTCCGATTTGAACTTGTGATGCACGGCCTCGGTAAAGAACTCGACGAATTGCGCCTTGTCCTGCTCCAGTCCTACAATGTCTCCGTTATTCAGCATGTTTCGCTCCTTTTAGTTTCTTGTGGATATGGGCCAGCAACCCGTCACCATGAACGGTGAGGGAAAACATCCAGCCCCATTGTTGTATAAACTCGGTGAATACCGCCGCCTGCTTGGCAAGATACGGCATGGTCTTGAACAACCGCCCGCCACACCAGACCTCTATAAACTGGTGATTCTCGTCGGTGCGATTGGTGTAAACGTGGGTCGTGTCCTCGCAACAGGCGTCGCAACCCACCATCTCGAATTTACGAAACCCCAACACCAACCCAAGGGTTAAACAACTCAATGACGGGGTGCCAAGGCATGTCACCAGAAGCGGGTTTTCATCGGGGATAACCGCCACCTCGCCTATGTCTGATCTAGCGTGCCACATGGTGACGTCTCGGCCCTCGAGTCGGTCGAAGGCCGGTGGATGGGCGTGGGAGGGTATAAAATACCTGCACCCTTCCGGGTATTCCTCACAAAGCGCATCAGGCCACGGGGCAACCTCAAGAAAGGCAAACCCCCAGGGGTAAATTCCCTCCCTCACAAGGAAGTCGTGGGCCTCATTTACGCAAATGATTTTATTGTCTGTATTTTTTAAATAATCGAGATGGGTCTTTAACGACGGGCCACCGCCAACAATAACCAGCGTGTCGTCGCGTATTTCCCCGGCTTCCAAACGTGGCAGGGGTCTTTTGCAGTTCTCGCGGATATGGCCTAAAGCCTCGTCAACCTGTTTGGGGTTAAATTCCCGTGAAAACTCCAGCGGGGAAAGTCCGGGGGGGATTTCTCCCCCCCGGTCAGTCCTAGAATCCACCAGACTTGGGATGGGTCATGATAACCTCAGTCCCGCCCGCCGGAGTGCCAAGCGCCGTGACAACCACAACACCGTCAATCTTGGTCGTGGTGGTCGCGTCGTCAAGCGAACCGGCAGTAGCCGAAGTGTAAAGGGCAACGTCAGCCGCGCAAGATGCAAGCACCGCGCCGTTGATGTTGGAACCCTTCGTGGCAACCCAGCCGTAATCGTTATCGGCAAAGGCCACCTGTGCAGCACCAATCATCCAACCGTCATCGGCCATCGCAGTCGTCAGCGAGGCCGCCTCAAAGTTTTCGTCAATGCCGACGAAATCATACTGGGTGATTGCACCGTTGGCGTGGACATACATATACACCCCGCCGTCATTGGTGGAGACACACTTGCCGAGAGCGAATCCCGGCGTGCCAGCTTCGGAATCTGCGGGTGTGGCCGTCAGGTCAACACCAGTAGAACCGTCAATGGTATAAGCCATTATTCCCTCCCTTAATCTTTGAGAACGCCCTGGAGCGAAGCATTGCTCAGGGTCATGTTACCGGCCCAGCCAATCAGCTTGACCACGGAATCCTGATTCACAGCATGGCGATCCGGCGAAAGCGGAACCATGTTGCGGTCACGATGCGGACGATAGTGGATGTAATCCGAATTGAGGAAATACATATGATTGCTCGGCGCATCGGCACCGAACCCACCATCAAGAACAACGTCTGCGCCCATGTATTTGAGCGAGGTAAAGCCAGCAGAGGCCATCTTGTCGTCAGTGACGCGCTGAATGGTCTGGAGGCTTCCCAGATAGAGGTTGTAATAATTGTTGTCGGCAACGATCAGGTCAGGATGATCGGTTCCACGAACCAACTGGTTGTAAACCGTGTTCATGTAGCCCTGAATGTTGCTTGACGTAGCGGCACCGCCGCCGTCAGTGGTGGAATCGTAAGAGATATTCCGCCAAAACGACCAGTTGGCGCGGTTAATACCGCCAACCGTTCCCGTCGAGGGGCTATCGGCAACAAGCAACTGCAAGCCACCGATTTCCTTGGACGAGGAACCCGTGCCGTCGGAATACACACCGTCGGACAGGGTGTTGACCATGGAACGCTCGGCGTTCTTCACGCGGGATTCCAGAAGGTCGATAATCGCTTCCTTGCCCGAGTTCTGAAGCTGCTCCAGGCCCGAAATCGACACGGCGACAGCAAGCTGCTTCCAGTCAAACTCGGCGCTGGTGAATACGTCCTGGGGCGTAATTTCAAGGTTTTCATACCCCGAATACCACATGGTTGTGCCGTTGGCGGCGTATTCCAGTTCCTGGTTGATCTTACGACCGCCGGAAAGCGGGCGCATGTTGCCTTTCTTCTTCAGCCGATGAAGAAGGGCGTTGTTGTTCGACACGTTGTCCGCCAGCTTGCCGGAGCGATTGCTGATGGTCGTCGTGACGATTTCCGAGAGATTCGGAGATGCCATTTTTCTGACTTCCTTTTTTTATTGTTTTTGTTCGGAAGCGTTAGAACTGGGCCGCGATTTCCTCCCTGAGAGAAGGTTTCGGACCCGCCGGGGATTCGCCCGATGGTGAACCTGTAACGCTGGACGAGGCATTGGCCGCATCCGCCGCTTTCTTTTTCACGGCTTGCGTGTTGGATTCGCTTACAGCCTTCTTTTCGTTATCGAGAAGGGCCTGCCTTGTTTCGGTGTTTCCCCATACCGCCCTGTCGTAAGCCAATTCCAGAACCTCCTTGTTGGGTTTGTTCGGATCGGTGGCGCGGATTTGCACAATAATGCCTTCCATGTCCTTCACAACAGCCTCGTAATGGGGGCGCAACAATTGTCCGTTGGCGTCCTTCTCACTGGCAAAGGCGTTAATTTCCCCCTCCACGGAGGCAAACGCGGCTTGCTGTCTGTCGTTCTGGTCACGTTGCATCATCGCCCGCAAGTCAGACACTTCGCGTTGTAGCGCGGTGGTCTGCGGGTCGGCGTATTCCTGTGCTTCGGTTAAGGTGTTGATGTCAACGGCGGCTAATTGTGATAGCCCCGTGATAATGTCGGCCTTCTGCTGCGGTGTCCCGTGTTCCAGCGTGTGAACCATGTTTAACGCCCCCTGGAATGCAACGAGAGGGGTGTCGCCCTTCGATTGCAGATAGGGGATATACGGTGTCACGATCTGCTGGAACTCGTCCGCGACCTTGGCCTTGTCGTCCATTGTCGTTTTGAGTTGCGTTACCCCGCTATCCATTTCCTCCTCACGCTGGAGGATATAGTCACGGGCCTCTTTCGGCAGGGCGCTGAATACCTCTTTGTATTCTGCTTTCCATGAGGCGGGCGCTTGTGGCGCTTCCTCTACTGCCTCCGGCTCGGCTTGTGGCTCGTCGCCGGTTGATTCTTCCGCCGGTTCTTCGGCGGGTGGTTCTTCTGCTTCGCTTTCAGGCTCCTCGTCCTTGGCCGCAAACCGCCCCTTGTCGTCACGGGTCGGGCCTTCTTCCGCCGGTTCCGCATCGAAAGCGTCGGTTAATGCCTCCCGGAGATCATCCCCGGTATCTTCAATTTCTTCGTTTTCTTCTTCCATTGCTCCATTCTCCTGTGGGCTTTTGTTGAAAGTGCGGTGGGGTGCGCGGGAGCGGCGCGCAAACACCCACCTGCCCGGCCAGGGTTTCGTTTTGCTCCTTTATGTGGCCGGGTGTTAGTTCAGCGCCCTAATGATCTCATCGCGGGGGCTGTCCAGTTCCTTACGTTTGTTGTTCATTTTCTCATTGCCGACCTCGACGCATCCGGCGTCCCGTGTGGCCTTGGCAAAGGCCCGTTTGGAATCGTAATACTTGCCGTCACAGACGTTTTGCGTGCGGTCCATCTCGTCGGAGATAATCAGCGGGGCACCGTCCCCCGGTTCCCATTTCGAGGGCGGCTCCTCGCATCGCTCCCCACTGTCCTTGTCATACCAGAGGCCGTCGGCCTTAAGCGTTTTGCCCGGCATTCATCTGCTCCTTGATTCTTTGATTTCCCTCAATCTCAGCCGCCTTCAATTCCATGTTGCCGACCATCTCCTGCTCTCGTAACGCCATGTCTGCCTGTTGGCCCTGCGCCTTCAGGGCCATGTCAGCCTCGGCCTTCTGCATTTCCGCGCTCTTGTCGCCGTGAACGGCGTCCAGTTCGGCTTTAAGCTGTTCGACGACCTGTTGGGCCTCCATCAGGCGCGGGTCGTCCTGGGGCTGTGAGAGGCGTTCCTGCAATCCCTCCATAGCCCTGTCAAAAGCCGCCTCCATGGTGCGCCCGGTCTTAAATCCCCTCACGGTGAACATCATCATTTCACCGACCAGCGGGGCCATCTCAGGGGCGGCCTGCATTAACGGGAAGGCGCGCTCGATAAACGACGACATGGCCTCGATAAACTGGATGCGGGCTTCCTTTTCCGCCTGTTCGTCGGGCTGGATGGTTGAATCGGTTTCAATGTCGATGCGGAAAGACCGCTTTACCTCGTTCCGCAACAGGTCAATGACTTGGGGAAAGAGTTGCATATCTTCTTCATCCATCAGCTTGACGCCCGACATTTCTGCAATGCGCTCGGGGTCAAACTTCTCGGCAATCAGTTCCGCCTTCATGCGGATAATATCGCGGGCAAACCGCTGAACCTCCGTCTGCCTGTCCCTTATGCGGAGAGAGGCAAACTGTCCCTTTAACCGTTGCGCTGTCGCTGTCTCGGAGGCTTGTGACGTGCCCCGGATAATGTCCGATATACCGGTAATCTCGAACAACGCATCCTTCGCCTTGTCCCGTGCGTCATACAGCCCCGCCAGAACCGTGGCGATCTGGTCAATGGGGAGATAGTCAATAACCCCTTTCAACCCGCCCTTCTCGGCAAAGGTCGCCCATTGATCCACGGGAACAAGAACATTCTCCCGGCCCTTGATGATCTGCCCGAGATTCGCCGCGACGCTTGAATCATACACACCGGCAATTTTCAGGCTTTCAAGAAGCAGGTTGATCCGCGCCGTCATTTCGTCAATTTCGAGCACCTGGTCCTGATACAGAACATAATCGGGAATGGGGTTGAGGCTGTCTGTCGTCAAGGTGGCGTATAACGGTCGCGGACAAGGGAAAAACCCCCTGAGATTCAGCGGGTCTTTCTTCCTGTCGAGCAATTCCTTGTGGTCACGGGCAATCCAGTAAACGGTCTTGGTGGTCTTGTCCCATATCTCCCAAACCGTCGCTTTCTTGAAGGCTTCATTCTGCTTGCCTTCGTCATCGAGTGCCGATTTGGGCTTATGATCGAGGGGAACCTTCTTGCCCTTGTCGCCAAATCGTTTCACCAGTTCATCACGGGTCATAAAGGCCCGCTTGGCAACCCACCTCACCTCACCCCAATACCGCGCCGGGTTGTGGAGGAAATCCATCCAGTGAATGTAATCGCAAACCGCTTCCTCGGACGTTACCTGCTGGTATGGCTCCTCCTGGGTAAAGGCCCGTCCATCCTCGCCATATTGCGCCCCCTCGGGAAAGCCTGTGCCGCCCGCCATAACATCGGCAACATCAGGCTCCAGATACTCAGGCTCCGGGGTGATGTCCTCAAACTCGGCATTGTATCGCACCCATGCCGCGCCCCGTGCGGTCAGAAGGTAATCGGTAACGCAAGAGCGCATAACCGTGTCGAAGTCGTAATTCTCCACCGCATAGCCGGTCGCCCTCTCAAGTATCTCAGAGGCGGCGCGTCCTACCGGGTCGCTGTCCTTGAATTTACGGGTTATCTCAGGATTGGGGGTCGCCGCATATAAAGCGGGCTTTAAGGTTTCGACGTTCGACCACAGAAGATTGAACTTGCGTCCCCCCTTCTCACTTGAGGGGCGCTCATCACGATACCGCTTGATAACCTTCTTGGCCTGTCCCTCCCACTTCTCCCGGTCCTTCTCGGCCATGCGGATTTCGATATCCCAACGGTCATATTCACTCTTGGCGTCGGCTACCGTCTCAAGGGGTTCGTTCAAATCCTGCCTCGTTCCTCTGGTTTCGCCGTTTTCCAGGCGTCGTTCATGGTCATAGTCTGCATGGTGCGTGGTTCTTCCGGCTTGGCCGGTTTGGGGGCAATCTCCCGCCACCCCATTGCGAGGTATCGGAAGGCGTCCGCCGCATGGCTTGTCCAGTCATGCAGGGGGCGATCCCTGAACACATTGTTCTTTTCGTCAAAATCCGCCCGGTATTGGCGCAGTGCCTCGATACCGTCCCGGCATTTCACCTCGTCGAAATACATACGGGGCAACAAAACCCTTGCGGCGTTAATACCGTCATCAATCTTGTGGGCAGGTATCAGGCGCGGCTTGCGGCCCAAACCCTGCAAGGTTTCAATCCTTGTGCGCCCGGTTCCCAATTCCCGCACCTTGGCGTCATGGGGAACCCAGTCAAACTTGTATTTATAAGGCTTGCTCTCAAGCACCTTGGCGTAATGGCCGAGGCTAAAACCACTGTTCTCGTAGAAATCAATGACGCGGATTTCATTGCCCGCCGCCTGCCAGAACCAGATAGCAGTTGAATCCCCTATCCCCAAATCCCAGACCGTGTGGACTTCCAGTTCCGGGTCATAGGGAACATCACATATCCGCCTGTCCCGTTCCGCGTCGGCTATCTCCTTGCCGAAATAAGCCCCGGCAATCGCCGCCTCAAAGGAACACTCATATTCCTGGGCGTATTGCCCCGGCGTCATGTCCTTACGAGCCAGACCCAGCTCCTCGTCGTCGATCAGACTGGTTTCAGAGGCCCGCAGCATCATGTCGAACCACTTGGGGTCTTTCACAGCGCCGTCATACACATCGAAAAAGGCGTTGCGCCCTTTCGGGGTGCCGATAAACACCGCCCAGCCCTTGCGATCCGACAAGGCCGGTCTGACAACCTCCCCCCATGTGCGGGGGTTCATGTCGGCGTATTCGTCGAGAATCACCCCGTCAAGATAGATACCGCGCAACGTGTCCGGGTTGTCGGCCCCGTAGAGCCGCACACGCCCCCCGTTCCAGAAATCTATACGGAGTTCCGACTCATTGGCTTCGGCCAGCCCTGCCGCCATTAACGGCGCAACCGCCTCCTTTAGATACGTCCAGGCAACATCCTTGGCCTGCTTGTAAAGGGGCGCGATATAGGCAAAGCGCGGGTTCTTGTTTTCACAGCGTAGAGCGAAGTCCACAAGATCGTGAACGCACGCCACGGTCTTTCCCGCCCGCCTGTGGCAGACAAGGGCGGCGAACCGTGTTTCCCTCTTGTGAAATGTTACAAACTGTTTCCGTGGCCGATAGCCGAGATCAATCTGCGTCACGCGGAACGCCGGTGAATACCGACACGGACCCGGAATGCTCTACGTCCTGCTTTTCAGACCACCGCATCCTGGCCTTTGTCCACCAGATTAAAGCCGTTGTGTCGCCGCTTGTGGCCTTCTGGTAAAGGGTCTGCGCTATCTTGGCGTTTGCTTTTGTGGCCGCCGTGTCCAGTTCTTCGCGGTAGTGTTCCCGTAAGGTCTTGGGCGCAACGCCTATCACCACCGCAATATCATCTTGCAGGATACCGCCCGCCGCCATAGCCTCTACCGTCTTGCGGCTTTGGTCTGTAGGTTCGTGCTTGGGCCTTCCACCTTTATCTTTCATTCGGCACCCGTTGATTTTGGAGCGTGGCGGTCAGTGCTGCCCTGCCGCTGTGCCGCTGGAACGGCCATCGCCTGCTTGCCACGCTTAATGCCTTTGTACATGCCCGCACCCGCTTCCTCAATTGCGCTGAATGGCAATTCAGGGACGGTCAGCCTTTCTCGGCACGCCTTATCTAGAAAATAGATATACCTCATCTGGAAACCGGGCAATGTTTCGGAGCCGGAAAAATCCCTCTTGCTCGTCCCGTGCTTCGCCGCAACGCTACCATCTGCGAGACGCACAATGGTACTGTTCTTCTTCAACCCACAAAGGACAAAGCCGCTGGCTCTGTAGATAGTCCCGTCCCCGCATTGAGTGCCGTCCGCGAAGGATACCACCCACTTGATCTGCGGATATTGTCTTTTGATAAGCCGAAAGGCCACCCCTATTGCGCGGCTCTCGCTGTTACGCGGCAGCCTCTCTCCGAAGGCCATGCGATTTAGTTCCAGCATGTCGTTCCATTTGGCTCCGGCGACCAGACCCAACAAATTGCGCCTATCAATTGGAGGGCCAAACTGCATAGCACCCTCTAAGCGCCCATCAAGGAACACGCCCATATGCAGCTGACTATTCTGCACCACCTTGCCGCTGTAATGGATACGCCTAACAAGGGCCGCCGCGTCTTTTGCGGATATTGGCTCGACACGCAAATCTTTAGCCGACGCCATATTGCCCCACAAACATCTCACAAACGCGGGACAAAGCGTTCCCGTTCCCGTTTTCGTTTGGTGAGTCAACAAACTCGCCCATCTCTTTGGCTATACGCAAGGCGTTAGAAACACTGTCGGCCTGCTCGTCGTGAAGTGTAAACGTCATTTGCTGGAAAGGTGACTTTTCACCATCCGGGAGGTCCGGGTATTCATCAATTGGCGTTGGGTTTAATGCGTCTAATTCGCCTTCATCGAAGCCAAGGGCTCCAATGTCAAACCCAAGTGCATCTAACTCGCCGATCTCACAGCGCAACAAATCCAAATCCCACCCGGCGTTCAGGGCCAGCTTGTTATCAGCAATAACCAGGGCTTTGCGCTGCGCCTCGGATAAATGGTCAAGCGCGATACAAGGCACATCATCCATGCCAAGTTTCTGCGCCGCCAAAAGCCTGCCGTGGCCAGCGATAATTCCCCGATCCCCGTCAATCAACAAAGGGTTGGTAAAGCCAAACTCCTTAATGCTGGCCGCTATCTGCGAAACCTGTTGCTCGCTGTGCGTCCGGCTGTTGTTGATATACGGAATCAGGTCAGAAACCGCGATATACTCAATTTCCTTTTTATCCACGGTAAAAACCACGTTTAATCTGCTCCGTCTTTCCTCCGGGGTGTCCCGTCAGTCTTGGTTGATTTGATCCCTCGTAAATCTGCTCCGGGTCGTATTCGATTGATTTACCCCCCTGGTGTATCCGTGCAATCTCCCGCTTCCATTCCTCTAGATCGTCGAAGTCTTTGGGGATTAGCTTTATGTGGTCTTGCATTCAGGTTGTTTCATTTATGCGCCGTCGAGTCCGTCCATGACGATTCTCCAAAAGATAACCCCGCAAGCCGGAACCTACATACCTCTTTAAACTGGTGGAGTCGTCCGGGCGCCGCCCCCGGAGTTTGCCGTTAAGATCATTTAACTGATCTTATTTGGCCGTTCTACTCGACCCCATGAAAAAACCCGGCAGGATTGCTCCGACCGGGCTTTGTGTGCGCCTCAAGGGTTTAATCTTGACGCACGAATTACAT